CACTCAACTGTTATTTGCTTTATAGTCTATAACACTATAAAATTAAGCATATGAACATTGAAAAGTCTTTATGGACCAGTAACGGCAACGTTATTAATTTGTCGGTTCCTTTTACTAAAGTTAACCGTGAAAAGAGAACCGTATCTGGATTCGCAACCCTAGACAATGTTGATCAGACTGGTGATGTTGTAACAGCAGAATCAAGTCTCAAGGCATTCGAAAATTTCCGTGGGAATATTCGTGAGATGCACGGATCAAATGCGGTAGGAAAGATGGTTTCATTTAAGCCAGAAACTTTTTATGATCCAAAGTCAAAAGAGTTCTTCAACGGAGTTTATGTAGATGCATACATCTCAAAGGGCGCACAAGACACCTGGGAGAAAGTTCTAGACGGAACTCTATCTGGATTCTCAATCGGCGGAAAGATTCTTGAGTCAGACAATGAAGTTAACAAGGCAAACGGTAAGACCGTAAGATTTATTAAGAACTATGAACTAATTGAACTTTCTATTGTTGATTCACCAGCAAATGAACTTTGTAACATTCTTTCTATTCAGAAGGTAAATGGACAATACATTGCTAAAGGAATTGCAGTAGGTGTAGTAACTGAAAACATATTTTACTGTGCAGACAGTGATTCTGTTTTTATCTCAACAGATAAAACATATGACTCTCCAGTATCTGGAAAGCCAGCAGAATTAATAGGATGGGTTGAAAGCTCAGACGTTAATAAAGCAAAAGAGATAGATAAGATTCTTGATGCATATAAGCATTCAAGATTTACGTTGCCTGAAACACAAACAATTGCAAAACAGGCAAACGCAGAAGGAGGTAATGAAATGTCAGATAATACAGAAAACGTAGTTGTCGAAGATGTTGCAGTAGAGGCACCAGCCGAAGCAGAAACAACAGAAGCAGCCGTTGAAGATACAGCAGTTGTTGCAGAAGATGCAACTCCAGCTGAAGCTCCTGCAGATGCAGTAGCAGAAGACGTTCCTGCCGAGACTCTGGAAAAAGCAGCCGAAGTATCAGAAGATAAGGTTGATGAACCTGATTTTGCGAAGATGTTAGGCGATCTAAAAGGCTTTTTCTCAGAAACTCTAAACAAGGCATCTGAAGCAAATGCAGCACAAGTAACAACAATCCAAACGACTGTTGAAGCTTTCAGCAAGAGCGTAGATGCTAGAATTTCAGAGTTGGCAGAACAACACACAGCGCTTTCAAGCGCTGTAAATAACATCAAGAGCACGATTGATGGTGTACAAAAGCGTGTCGACGCAGTAGAATCAGAGACTGCATTTAAGAAGTCTTCAGATCTTGGCCGATCAGAAGAAGCAACAACAATCAAAAAATCTAAATGGAACGGTTCTTTCCTCGGTTCCGTAAACGAAATATTCAACTAAGGTAGGTATAAAAATGAGCAATGAAACATTAGAAAAGGCCGTAGCAGCTGGTACTCAGGTATCAACAGGATTCGGTTCAGCAACTGGTGGAACAGGAGTACACGTAGCGTCTGAAAATGGCAACGGTGGACTACTTAACCCAGAGCAGTCTGCTCGCTTCCTTGATTATATGTTCGACGCAACCGTTATCGGTAAGGTCGCACGTACAGTTCGTATGAAGTCAGACACAGCCGAGATTGACCGTATGTCCGTTGGTGAGAAGCTTATGAAGCTTGCAACCGAGGCAGACAACACTGGTGTAAATGCACCAGTAACTTTCTCAAAAATTTCTTTAACAACAAAGAAACTCCGCATGGACTGGGAGCTTTCAACAGAGTCTCTAGAAGATAACATCGAAGGTGCAGATCTAGAAGATCACATTGCACGTTTGATGGCAACACAAGCAGGAAATGACATCGAAGATGTTATTCTTAACGGTGACACATCACTTTCTTCAGACGCTCTTTACAAGTCATTTGATGGCGTTGTAAAGAAGGCAAAGGCAAATGGCCGTGTCGTAGACGCAGCTGGAGCCGCAGTATCACGTGAAGTATTCAACAAGGCACTTAAGGCTATGCCACGTAAGTACAAGCAACGTCGTGGAGACCTTCGCTTCCTTGCTGGATCAAACTTGATTCAGGATTTCCTATATGCTAACAGCATTGGAACAAACCAAACAATTCCACAAGATATCGCTTCAAGCGTTATCCGTGGTGGAGTTGCACCACTAGGTGGACCAGCAGGTTACGTGGCACCATTCGCATTCGGTATTCCGATTGTTGAAGTTCCACTACTTAATGAGACACAGACTGGTACATACGCAACACCAACAGGATCACACGGAGATATCCACTTGACATTCCCAAATAACGTAGTTATTGGAATCAAGCGTGACGTAACCGTTTACCGATTCTTCCAGCCACGTAAGGACACAATTGAGTACACAATGTATACTCGTGTTGGCGTTCAAATCGAGCAGGCAGACGCTTGGGTAGTTGTACGCAACGTTAAGGTTGCTTCTTAATTAATTTAAGATAAAACCCTCGAAAGGCCCCCAATTAATTTTGGGGGCTTTTCATTTTAATTTATCAATGCTATAATTGAAGAACCTAACAAAGGAGATAATATGTCATTTGAGACATTGAAAGTAGCAGAACTCAGACAAATTGCAGAGGACTTTGCAGTTGATACTGATGGTATTAAGAGTAAGGCAGATATCGTTGCCGCCCTTGCAGAAGAGGGAGTCACATGGTCTGTTTATCAAAAGACTGTTAAGGACATTGAAGAAGCGGCAGATGAATTCAGCGAAAACGCAGAAGAAATTCTTCCAAGATTTGATCCAAATGCACAACCAGAAGATACAGTTCTAGTTAGAATGACTAGAGAAAACTTTAGGTTTGATATCATTGGATTTACATTTACAAAAGAGCACCCTTTTATTGCAATGACAGAAGAAAATGCTCAAGAAATTTTTGATAAGGAGGAGGGCTTTAGATTAGCAACTCCAAAGGAAGTTCAGGAGTATTACAACTAATCTAAGCTTATAAAATGGCAGAGATATATGTAAACAGCAATTCACCGATCAGAACAAAGATCTACTGGGAGGGTGAATTAGCATCCCCTACAGGTAACGTAACGGCAAAGGTTTATGACATTACTCAAAACCCTGCTAACGTTATATCTTCTACCAATTTATTACTTACTCTAACAGGAACAGCCGTTGAAACAGATGTCGGCACATATCAAGTTGTGCTACCGTTTTCCTATTCTGCATATCCCAGAAAGCTAAAGCTCGTCTGGGAATACGCAGTAGCTGGATCAACAGTGGGAACTCATACAACTTATGTGAATGTTGTAACCCCATACATTTCTATCAATGAGCAAATAGATGAATTAAACTTTGGGTCGGATCCAAGTGATCCTAACTACAAGACATACTCAGACCTCCAGATGGCTGAGAGATATGCAAGAAAATTAATTGAAGAATACACTCAGCAAGAATTCTACCTGTATCCAGACACAAAGATTATATACGGAGACGAATCAGATACTCTACCTCTATCATCTAAAATAAATCGGATATACCAGATTTATTCTAACGATATACTTCTTGTAGATAACCTTGCTACACCAAAGGTAAACAACTGGCTATATGACCCAATTGTTTCAGAGACAGGATTTGGAATAAGAGTTAATAGGGTAAACCTACTAGACAATTCAGTATATGTTGCAAATGGTTTAGTACCTCCAACAATTAATGATACATACAATGGAGTCTTTTCTAAAAACGTTAAATATAAGATTGTTGGCGAATTTGGATGGGACCTAGTTCCTGCTCAAGTACAGATGGCAACAGTTGAACTAATGAAAGACTATTTCTCAAAGGACAAAGTCTGGAGAAATAAGTACATTAAATCCATCAAGACATTTGACTGGAGTTTTGAATATAACAGCTCAGCATCAACAGGAACTGGCAATCTATATGCAGATCAATTGCTTGCTCCACATGTTATATCTCAAATGGTCCTTATCTAATGTATGATCTTGTCGACTCCGTTCTTCCAATGCTTATTGATGTATATAGGCAATTTGAAACACAGGACCCAGCGACGGGATCTTTAAAGAAAGACTGGCAATTTAATAGAACAGTTGCATGCAGTGCAAAAGGAACAATTAGCAATTCTACAGCTAGCAGATCTGGGGACAAGCAAACCTTTTCAAATAGATATGTTAATGATCAGATGATTCAAATAAGAACTACGTCTAAATTAGTATTTAACGAAAAGATTACAAACATTAGAAATTTAGACGGAACTGTTGTATGGGAAGAAATTAACTTTCCAAGCAACACGCCAACAGTCTTTGAGGTAATGGGAGTTACTCCAATCACAGAACCGATGGGCGGAATTATTGGTTACAATACAACCGTTAAAAGATCGGAGAACCAGGTAATTGGACAGTAGCGTAGCATTATTACAAACAGCCAGCGGTCTTGAAAGATTGATGGCAGGATCAGTTCCAGGAGTAATAAAGGATAGCACAGTGGCTCAAGTATCTGCATTCTTGTATTATGAAGCAGCTGTCATTGCCAAGCTAACAACAAATGCTGAATTTAAAAATTTATTTAAAACAACCATATTTAATCAAATAGAAAAAGATTTTGGTCAGTACGTTGATGCCCAAGCAAGAGTAAAGCCTAAAAGTCTTCACCATGTATACGAGTGGAATAAAACTGGCAACCCAACAGCAAGGCTTTTCAACCTATATCTAATAGATTCTGAAGGCCTTTCATTTAGAATAGGCCGTGATTTTAAACTATCTAAATCAACAGTACCGTCTAAAAATAAAAAACAAAAGAATAGATATGTATTTGCTAATAAAGCTTCCGTAATGGAAGAAGGAATGCCCATAGTAATTCGACCAAGATCCGCAGAGCGTTTAGTATTTGAATTAGATGGTGCAACAGTCTTTATGCCTAAAGGCACTTCAGTTACAGTAAAGAGGCCAGGAGGCAAGGCCGCAACAAATCAATTTGCACTCACATACGGAAGATTCTTTGGAGGGCAACCAGTAAACTCCTCAATAAAGTCTTCAGGGTTTCAAAGAATATTTAATGCTAAGATAGCAAGAGCATTGAGTGTACCAACTAATATTAAAAAGGTGCAGTATAGCTTCAGTGCTGGTAAAATAAGAGTGCAGGCAGATGCAGCACTAAGCTCATCATTTGGAGGGTCACTATGACAGCAGATTATAAAATAGACGCAATGTTTGAGCTTCGCAAGTTCTTGTGGACCCAATTAAAACTTACTGGACTATTTGATCCAGACGACTACTACTCAGATAATCTAGGATCTGAGATAGTCCCTATTATTCCAGTTCAGCAATTACCAGAAATGGATCAATTCCTAAACGGTAAAAAGCATATCGTATATGACAAGATCGGAATGTCCTATGAAGAGAACTGGCTGATATGCTGCGAAAAAGTTTTGTTTACCATATACTCAACAGATATAACAGAGATATATGAGATAAGAAACCTAATGACTGACCTGTTTAGAAGAATGGACGAATCTGCAAAAGATGTCAATTCTTTAAAGACCACAAACAAGTTAATTTTCCACAGCATTCATATTACAGAAACTTCTCCAATTGACCCATCCCTTGAACTTCAGGGCTTTTTGTCATCAGACGTAATACTAGAGGTCAAGTACTCCAGGGTCACCGACGGACTAGGTAGATTTGCCTAGTTGCTTTTAAAGGGTTAATCCAGTAAAATTGGACATAAGAGGAAATGAGCCTAGCCAGCTTGATTTAAAGTAAGTCAATATATATATATTTATTTAACAGGAGGTTTTACAACATGGCACAAAATATTGGTAATGCTAGAAATATTCTTGTCGGTGCGTCTCCACTGTTTCTTTCAGTAACAGACATCACCAGCCCAGATTACGTAGAGTCTGCACCAGCAGGCGTACTAAACGCATTTGCAGCAAACAAGAATAAGACAGTCCCAGCATTTAAAGCAGAAACATCATACACAGATTCTTTGAATCTTGTTGATACAGCAACAGCAGCAACTGGTGCGGTATCACCAGCCCTTGACACAAAGGGTGCATTTTACCGTAACGTAGGTTACACAAACAACGGTCTTCAGGTAACATACAACCCATCATACGGTTCAGTTACAGTAGATCAGCTTCTTGATACAGCAAAGCTTTTCAAGGAGTCAATGGAAGTTATGATCGCAACAGAAATGGCAGAAGGTACTCTTGAGAACGTTCTAGCCGTATTTGGTCAGGCATCATCAACACTTACCGCTTCAGGTAAGAAGCTAGGTATCGCAGGTGGAGCTCTTGGTGAAGCACCAACAGAGCGTCAGCTAATCGCAGTTGGTCAAGCACCAACTTCAGTAGCAGAATCTAAGACTGAGCGTGTATACTATGCACGTCGTGTTCTTTCTGTACAACAGTCACAGTTCTCTTTGGCTCGTAACGCAGCATCAACATTCCCAGTTACATTCCGTTTGCTTCCAGATGGTTCAAAGGCTGGTCAGGAATATGGTTTCATCGTAGACCGTGTTCTAAATAAGACAGGCGCATAATTAATTCTTATTAATTAATAAAACCCCCCTAAGAAATTAGGGGGGTTTTAACATTGTATTGGTAATTCTGATATGATACAATAATTAAGACGAGATCCTAGGAGGATTTAAATTGGCAACAACAGTATATGATGTAGAAGAGATTCAACTACAAAATGGCGCAACCGTAAAGTTAAAGCCTTTAACAATTAAAGAGCTTAGAAAATTTATGGCAGCTATTGCAAAGACGGCAGAAGTAACTACAGAAGATGAGACGCTAACCATCCTAATCGATGCTTGTGCAGTAGCACTAGAGAAGCAGCTTCCAGATTTGGTAAAAGATAGAGACGCATTCGAGGACACCCTTGACGTTCCTACAATTAATCGTATCCTTGAAGTTTGCGGTGGAATCAAGATGGACGATCCAAATTTGTTAGCAGCAGCGGTTCTAGCTGGTCAGAACTAGATCTAGCTGCATTAGAAGGAGAAGTATTTCTAATAGGAAACTATAAGAATTACGAGGAATTGGAAGACAACCTTTCAATGCCAGAATTGATTCAAACTTTTAAATCTATGCAAAAGTCTGAATCAGAAAAAAGAAAGTTTTTGGCCGCAATACAAGGCGTAGAACTTGATGACGCCGAAGAACAAGAAGAAAGCAAGAGCTTTGAAGATGTAAGAAGAAAGGCTCTTGGAATAACTGCAAGTGCATCTGATGTTGTTTCATTACAAGGTCAGTTTGCTTCAGAAGCAGGGTTTGGTATCGGAGCGGGACTCGGATACAAAAAGGAGTAAGTAGTTGGCAGATCAAAATATAGTTACCAACATAACTGCGACGGCTAATTTTTCTAGTCTAACAGCGCAGTTACAAGCGGTTACTTCTCAACTTCTAAAACTCCAAGCTACAACAATTGGTTTAAATAAAAATTTAACTAGCCAAGTTGGAGTAATGAATCGTCAGTTTGACGAAACCATGCGCTCCACTGGCCAGTTTGCCAGACACTTTGTAACATTAACTTCAGACGTATCTAAGTTTGGTCAGAACCTAGATAGCGGAAGAATGAAGCTAGGACAATATTTTAGAGCCTGGCAAGGACATACACAAAAAACTAGCTCATTAGTTAGAGAGTTAGCCAAGCAACAAGTAATGCTTGAGAACGCAATCATACAGCCGCTAGGTAAAAACGCTCAAGGATTAATGCAATACAACGTAATGGTTCAATCTGGACTAGACGCAACAAAAAATAAGTCTGCATTATTAAGACAAGAACTATCTATTATGAACAAGGTAATGATGGATGGATCAAATCAGCTTATTAACTGGGGTAAGAATACACAGTGGGCTGGTCGTCAGTTAACAGTAGGATTAACTGTACCTTTAGCAGCATTCGGTATGGCTGCAGCAAAAGCATTTAAGGAAGCAGATCAAGAGTTAACTCGTTTAACAAAGGTTTATGGAGGATTAACTGCAACATCCAGCGCTGATCTTCTTAAGGTTCGTAAAGATGTTATGGCAGTATCAAGAGAATTAGCTTCTGGACTAGGAG